TTGAACGACTTTCCGCTTTGCGCCGCAGACGCATTGAGAGACTTGATTGCGTTGCCAATCTGGTTAAGGCCATTCTTGAACAGCTTGGGGCTAAACGCATTGCCGAATGCATTTGAAACGTCAACGGCGCAGTTCTTTGCGATGTTCCGCAGCTTCCTCATGTCGTCCTGGAACTGCGTATAGTCGCCTCGAATTGCTATGTAGAGACTCGACGCCATCTCTTCTATCTCCGCTCTTTGATTTTCTTGGCTTCGTTTCTGGCAACAACCGTCTCAACGGCACGGATCTTCTTCCACAAGGCCGGCGAAGAATCAAACCCGTAGTCTTCGGCAAGCGCCCTCAATGCCACCCAGTCATATCCAATAAAGCCTCCCATCCCGCCGATGCGGATTTGGGAGGCCCCAGCCTGGAGAAGCTCAAGAGCCTCCAGATTTCCGTTCATTACGTCTGGACAGCGCCCTTCGCAGGACGAACAGTCCATTGCCTCGCCCCTCTGGGCGGCGGCTTTCAGGCAGGTGTCGCAGAATTCGGCGCCGTCGCCTGAAAGCCACTCCCAGAGGTCAGCTAGTTTTTTATCTCTTCCTCGATGCCGTAGGTCTCTGCCGTCACGGCCTTGTTAATCGCCAGAATGTCGGGGAAGGGGAGTTCGTCAAGCTCCTCGCTCTTGAAGCCGGCGCGGGCAAGCGTCTCGAAGAGAAGCTCCCAGTCTTCGGCTTTGGGACGGGACGCCAGTTCCCTAACGTCCCTGCCCCTGAGAGGAGAAACTTTGACAGTCTTGCCGCTGGAAAGAGTAATCTCACGCATAATTGTCCTCCAATGCGCGTTTAATAGGATTCGACGTCGTTCTTCAGCGTGACCTTGCACACGGTGTTGTTGGTGCTGTCGTCGTTGAAGTACGCCACGAAGGGATAGGTAGTCTTGATGCCGGTAGGCCCTTCAACGGTCGGCCCCTGGTACTGGATCTGCACTTCGGGCAGAAGAATGGTCAGGCTGTTGTCATTGTCGATGGTAAACGCCAGCTCAAGCGCCATTTCTGTGGAAGTCTTTGCCTCATTCAGGAGGGAGAGCGAGGTAAACAGGCAGGTAATGTTGCCCGTCACGCTCATGATGCCTTCCGGAATGTCGTACAGCTCGCCGGCGGTGCCGAGAGTGCGGGTGTCGGTGTCAAGGCCGTTGTCAATGTTGATGTCGAAGCCGGTGCAGACGGCGAAAGTCGTATTGTCACGCTTCAGGCTGGCCTGGAAGTTGGACAGGCGCTTCAGCACGACAGTCTCGGCGGCGTTGCCGGAGTCGTAGTTCGTGGTGTCGAAGGTCGCCATCTTGCCCGCCAGACTGAGGGTGGCGGTCAGTTCCTCGTCGCCGCCGGCGGCAAGCTGGAGAGAAGAGATCTTGCACCCGCTATAATGACCGTAGGACGCGGGATCCGTGCCGTAGGCGCACTGGATGACGGCGGATGGAGCGGTGTCGCCCGGCTTGAATACGTGGGTATATTTGGTATTGGCGCCAGTGCCGGAGGAGGTTGTAGTCGGCGCGCCAAAGAGAAGCTTCAGCCAGTAGCCGAAGGCTCTGGTGCCCACGGGCACGACGATGTCGCCGCTGGTCTCCACGTTGCCGTCGAAGGGCATGTCGGGATCGCGGCGGCCGCGAAGCGTCTGGGCGGAATTTTTGTTGCGGGAAACGGTAAGACCAAAAGAATTGATGGGGAGAATGACGGGCGCCTTGGTGGACGGAGCCACGCCGAAAGACGTCTCGTAGTCAAGCATACATGTGGTTTTATATCCACGGGCAACCTTGTCAGGCATGGCTTTACTCCTGTTCCAAGTACCATGCCGCGTACTTCATCAGCACGCGGTAATGGTTAGTTTCTTTTATGTACATGTCTTCGTCTTCGAGAAGGTGCGCTCCCCAGACTGGGCCAGTCGCGGGAACCGCCTTCCGGACGGCTTTTGCCAGTGATTTTGCTTCCTCGTAGGTGCGTCCGAGGCAGTCAACCTGCATCTCGATGCGCTCCAGGCCGGAATATCCGGAAAGAATGTTCGCCGGCTCGCCGGACAGGCGCCAGCAGACGACGACGGGAAGCTTTACGCCGTTGGGGACGCGCATCATGAACACTTTTTCGCCGGCAAGGTCTTGAATTCCCTGATCGGCAAGAAGAGTATTCAGAAAATCTGTCTCAAAGTCAACGCCAACTGTGCTCATGCTACAATGTCATCCTGCCTAGCTGGTTCATGACATAGCGTTTTGCCGGGTTGAGGAACGGATGCGGAGGCACGAACCCAATCGTTTCGCCGCCAGGCGTAACGAGATAGTGTCCGTACTCGACGAGATGGGCGTGCGGACGCATGGCCTTCACAAGCCATCCGCCAAGCTCGTACTTCGATTCAACGACGATGATGCTGTCCTGGAGGTGCTTGTGCAGATGCATTTCGTCGGGCCAGAAGTCGAGCCTGCGCTTAATGTCCACGCTCTTGTCCGAGCGCCTGACGCGCTGGCGGGCGTTCGCCGCGACATGCTCCGCAATGGCCTCAAGCTGACCGTCAACAAGCATGTCGGCGGCCTTAATCGCCCCGCGAATGTCGTCAAGGCTGATTAGGATGCTCTGCTTGTGAGTTGGATTCTTGGTTCTGGGCCTGCCCATCGCCTTCCTCCATCTGGTCGTAGGAATTAAGGAAGCAGTATAAAAGCATGTACTGCTTCTTATTGTCGGGCTGAATCGAAACGATGTTCCAGATCTTGCCGTCCGACGTCTTTACGCGCCACGTCAGCGGCTCCACGTCGGAGGCGTACCGGCACCGCAGCCGGAACTGCATCTCGCTGATGTTCTGATCGCCTTTGAACTTTTCCCTGCCCGTCACGCCCTCGATGGAGCACCAGCTTTTCCGGACGTCCTCCCACTCCTCCAGAGGCCCGCCGAACCCGTCGTGCGAATTCACAAGCCTCTGGTAGGTTATGCGGTTGCGGAACTGTCCGGTCTGGCCCATCTAAAAGCCTCCGTGGATGATGTACGGGTCGAGCAGCGCCATCGCATAGTCGCGTCCAAGCTCCACGAACTTGAGGCCCGTGTTGAACATGGCATGGCTCTCGCGCTGCTCATAAAGGGTCGAGACGCGGGTGCGTATCCATGTCGCCACAGCCGCCGGGACGCTTCCGCCCGCCAGAACAGTGAGACGGAGGACACCCTCTTCGGGGAACCCGTCCAGCGGAATGATCTCCGCCGGACGGGCGGCCTTCCTAGTGGAGGACGGCATGGAAATGGCGTAAAGGCTTGAATCAACGGCATTCCCGTCAACGGTCACGGCGGTCACTTCGCACGGGATAAGCGGAATGGCGGCCGGCCCCTCAAGCGGGAGCCTTGCCGTACACTCGAACGTCCTCTGCGCGAAAATCCGGCCCGTAATGTCCTCCGCCTCGGCGGTGACGCCCTCGATCAGCTGCTGGATGAGGGCATCTTCGTCGTCGCCGTCCACGCGGCTGAAGACCTTCTGATCTTCAACCGTAATCGGATAGACGGCATTGGCGGCAAACTCGCTGACGGTGAACTCGGTCACTTCAATTCCCTTCTTCTCGCCCTCTTCTTCGGCTGCTCTTGAGAAAGAGGCGTGGCCTCTTCATCTTCAAGAACGCCGCACTCGCGGGCGAACTTAATCTCTTCTTCATCCTCAAGGACGCTTCCGGCAGGATAATCGACGGGAATGCATCCCATCCGCCAGAAGCGCCAGGATTCTTTCAGCCTGGCGCTCATGGCGTTCTATCCTAGCTAGCGGCGCACTTGAGGAACTTGAGAGCCTCAGTGTTGGCGATCATCGTGCCAAGACGCTTCGTGGTGTAGAAGCCGACGAAGGGCTTGTGGGTGTACGGATCGCGGAGGGAGCGGATGCCGATGCGGTCAAAGATCCAGTAGGCGGCCTTGAAGTCGCCGAAGATCACGGGGAAGGCATTCGCGCCGGGGTCAGGCATATACTCATTGACGATGATGCCGTAGCCGAAGATGGAGGAGGGCTGGCCCGCCTGCATGGAGGGCTGCCACAGATAGCGGCTTTCCCCATCCTTCCACTTGCGGACGGTGCTGAGGGACACCGAATTCATCATGAAGCGGCCATTGGCACGGTGGCCCGGCTTGGTCTTGTAGATGAGATCCAGGAAGGAGTCGGCGGGATTGGTGGAATTGAAGGAGGAGGCGTTGCCGGTCACGATATGCTGGAAGGTGCCAAAGGAGCGGGTGCCGTCGGCGGTGGCGGCCGTGGTAGCAGTCAGAAGGCCCACAGGCTGATGGTAGGTGGAACCAGTGCCGCTCATGAAGGCGGTGCCTTCAGCCTTGGCGAAGGCTTCCGCGATGTCGCGGGTGATCTCGCCGGCGACATTGAACCAGATGTCGTCCAGGGCCTTCTGGGTCACTTCCGGATATGCGTAAAGTTCACCGAAGGTGGGAGCAATCTGGGTGAAAGTGGGCGTGTTGGTCGCAGGACGGGCGTCAGTCTCGCCAACCCAGCCGCAGTCGGTGCCGCCGAGGTTAACCACCTTGCGGTAGTCCTCAGTGGACACGGAAACGACGCGGCAGACCTGACGCATGGGGCTGAGGGTCTGGAGGAGACGCATGATCTCCTTGTCCTGGTCAATCGGCACGGCATAGCCGCCTTCAGAGGCGGTGCCCACGTTCATGTAGCGGGCGGAGGGAGTGGAATCGCCGGAGCCAGCATCGGAGCCGCCACCAGCGTCAGAGCCGGAACCGGAATCGGAACCGCTTTCACCTTCCTTGCGAAGGCGCTCCAGCATGGCGTCGTCGCCGGTACGGAGCCACTTCAGCCAGGCTTCGGTGTGCTTCTTGTTGAAGTCCTCGGCATCCTTGGAGGGAGCGGCGGGGCGGGACTGCTTGCGGGCAATCTCGTCAACGAGACCGGAAATCTTGTCGAGTTCCGCGTTGATGCGGCCCATTTTTTCATCCAATTCAGAGACGGCCTTGCCGTCGGCCTTCTTGGCGAGGGCTTCGTCGTTGGTGGCCTTGAATTCTTCCCAAGCCTTGCCCTGCTCCTCAATGAGGGTTTTGATTTCGGTATCCATCTTCTAGTCCTTTCCGCGCATTGCGCGGATGTTTCTGCGGATAAGCTCCGCAAGTTCTTCGTCTTCCTTCTGCTCGGCGTCCCGCAGAGACAAGGACTTGAAACCGTCTGCCAGTATCCGCTTCGCTTCGGCGCGGCTGAAGCCTGCATCGCGCAGGGCACGCTCCGCGTCGCGGATCGTCAATTCTTCAGACTTGACTTCGGAAACTCTCGCTTCCTTGTTCGCGGGGAATGTTACCAGCGAAAGTTCAACCAAGTCAATGCCTTTGATATGCCTAATGTATTCTCCGTCCTTCTTTTCGTCGGCGGAGTCCGTGATGAAATAGCCAATCGACATGCCGTCAATGGCAGGACGGGGCGTCATCTTCATCAGTTCATAAAGCTCGCGTCCCCTGGGCGTGTCGGCAAGCTTGCCCTCAACGTAGAGGCCGTGGTCGTCCTCGCGCATCTCCGTCCAGACGCCGACGGGCGTCATGTCCTGCGAGGACGAGATCCATCCGCCGTGCTGCGAAAGCATGGCAGGCCACTTGCCGGAAGCCTTGAACTCTTCAATGGTTTTGCGGAACGCGCCTTTTTCAATGACGTCGTTGTACGAATCAATGTTGCCGAAGACGGCGCCGTAGCCGGAAAAGGTCATGCCCTCTTCGGGAGCCTCGGCGCCGGCGCTCTTTATTTCAAGACGGCATTCCTGCCTATTCATTTTCATCCGATTTCTCCTTGGAGGAACCTTCCTCCTCGACAGCCTCCGGCTGGGTGCCGGGTTCCACCATGTTGAGCGGGACTCGATGCTCGTCGCCGCCCTCGTAAGGATTCATGTCCTCCAGTTCGCGGATCTCGTTGGGACTTAATGCGCCAACATTGTAGAGCTGCGTGTAGAAGCTGGCCCTGTCTGCGGACGCGCCGCGGAGCAGGGCGTTGACGTTGAACTTGAAATAGTAGCCCAAAGAACGCTCCTGCTTCGTCAAAAGCCACTTGCTGGCGCTCTTTTCAAGGCATGCATACCACGGCCCTAAAGTATATACAACATGCTGAATCGACTTCTGCTCCACGGAGGCAAACGTCGCCGTCTTTTCTGCATAGCCGATCATGACGGGATCAACGCCAAATGCGCGGCATATCTCCTCGACCTGGTAGCGCCGGCTCTCGTCGTACTGGGAAACGTCGTTGGTGGCCTGAAGCTGCTGGTACTTCATGTCGGCGCCCATGACGGCAACCTTCCCGCTTTCGGAAGACCCGCCGAAGGTGGCCTGCCAGGTTTCCCTGAGCGCCTTGCGCTGGTTCTCGTCCAGCCGCTGCGCCACGGTAAGAATGCCCGACAGGCGGGAGCCGTTCTTGAAGGAACTCGCGCCATGCGAGTCGAGGGCGAGGGCAAGGCCGATGGCGTCCCGCGCCATGCGGACGGCGGACAGGCCGGCAACTCCGTCCCACGCCAGCCACCGGATGTGCCACATGTCCTCTGCGGGCAGGTTGAGCCACTGTCCGTCCTGCGTGCGAATGGAATACTTCAGCTCCCACCCGTCGCGGTCGATGGCGACGGAGTTGGGCGGGTAGGGCAGAAGCTCCAGCACCTTGCCGTCGGCGCGCCTGTTAATCCACACGTAGGCGTTGCCCGTCAAGGACAAGTGCATCATGATCGTGTGAAAGAATTCAAACGCCGTCTGCCATTCGTTAGGCGCCATGTAGAGAAGATCGTAGAGCGGATGCCCAACGGCTGGATTGCGGATGCCCGACTTGTCCATCCGGAACAGCCGGAACGGCACCTGCGCCATGCCGTTTGCAAGCAGGCGCACGCACGCCAGCACGGTGGCGCACTCCAGCGACGTGGCGGGAGTCACGGCAATGCCGGCACGGCTCTCCGGCGCGCCGCCGCTAAACAGCGACGGCAGGTCGCCGTACCCGACGTAATGGACGCCCTGTTTGACCTCCGGCTTCTTCTTTTTGAAAAATCCAAACACTTACCATGCCTCCGCGAAAAACTCGGCGGCTTCGGGTTCGCCCCCAACCGCGCCGTTGATCGCCATAGCAAGGGCCACAATGCCGTCTATGCGTCCCGTGCTTTTAATCTTGTCGAATTTGCGGTTCCCGGAAGGATCCTGCTGAACCCTTACATTACTCGCGCACATTGTCAACACCGGGTGCATGCCGTGACGCAGTTTTCCTTCAGAAAGCGCGTCTTCTATGGCCTCGACGGCAGGATTCATATCCTGATACCCCTGTCCGTGCATGATCATGCGGAGTCCGCCGGGGTACGGATCCTCCTTTCCGTCTATCCAGCACTCCACTCCAATCTTTCTGAGCGCCCTGATTAGGTCGTCTATGCGCCAGCGGTCGAACTTGATGCCCGCAATGTGCATTTTCTCATGGAGTTCCTTGATCTGCCACGCCACAAAGTCGTAGTCGATGGTGCGTGTCGGCGTCGTATGGAGAAAACCCTGGCGCATCCACAGGTCATACGGCGTTCTGTCGCGGTCTGAACGCTCGGAAATGCCCTCTTTCGGCGCCCAGAAGTGGCTCATGACGTGCCAGACGCCATCGCCGTCCCGGCAGACCAGCTCCAGGGCCGTCAGGTCGTTCTTGGCGGACAGATCCAGCCCGCCGTAGACGGGAAGATCCTCGAAAAGGCTGAAATCAGGCTCTCCGCCGTTCATTTTCCAGACGCTCGGCGTGATGAAGTGCGCCGCGCCGTCAACCCGCTGATTCAAATAGAGGTTGCGGAACGCCGCCTCGGCGCTCGGCATCTTCATGGCCCGCTGCGCGGTCTCCCGCATCTCGTCCAGCGAGCGAAAATCGCCCAGTGCAGGGTTCGCCTTGTACCAGTTTTTCTCGTCCCAAGGGTCGTCCGACATCGGGACTTCAAAGATGAACGCCTTCGTCTTGGGATCGACGATTTCGCCGGAGTTCACCTTCTTTCCGTAGTCGATCAGCTCGCTCAAAAGCGCCATGTCGGAGGCGGCCTGGGTCGAAATGACCCACACCAGAGGCTCTTCGTGTGCGCCGCGCGACGTCATCATAATGTCGTACAGCTCCCGGTCGGCTTCAAACTGCGCCAATTCGTCAAAAATGATGAAGGACGAGCTGCGGCCGTGCTTGCCGTGCGTTTCGGAGGAGAGCGCCTGATATTCGGAGCCGGAAATCGGGTCATAGATCTTCTTGCGCGACTCCACGATGTTGAGACGGGCCGACAGCTCAGGATCCATGTAGCACATGGCGGCCATGTATTTGAAGATGATGCCCGCCTGTTCGCGGTCGAACGCCACGGAGTAGAGCTGCCCGTTTCTGATGGCTTCAGGCCCGCAGAGATGCGCCAGACAGAGGCCGGCGACACAAACCGACTTGCCATTTTTTCGAGATAAAGAAAAAATTGCTTGCCTGCAAATGCGCTTTCCGGTCTCGTCCACTGGGTCGTAGACCTGCTTAATGACGTCTTTCTGCCACGGACGAAGCTTGATAGGCTGCCCGACTAGCGTCCCGTCAGGCGCCTTCAGCGTCTCGATGAACGCGATGACGCGGTCGCCCCTCGTCACTGGATCGCCTCCGGAGCGTCAACGCCAAACATGAGGCCGGCGCGGGTGCTTGCCGTCTCGCTGGGCCTCTTGCCCTGCACTGCAGCCTTGCTGTTCTTCTCACGGGAGTTCACCGACAGGCGAAGCTTCACCGCCAGCATGCCGAGCGCCGCATTGGACGCCATGATGACGTCGTGCCAGGGATTCTTTTTGACGGCGCCGGTGTTGGTCTCGATGACCTCGCCCTGCTCCAGCAGATGGGCCTGCGCCCGTTCGTGCCTGTCCCACTCCGCGCAGTACGCATGAAGCAGGGGCCAGTCGCCCGCCAAAAAATGGTCTTCCGGATATTGGTTTACAATCGACTTCCATAGTTCCTGCCCGATCAGCCCCAAAGTGGCGGGAGGAACCCGCTTCAGCGGTTCCTTCGGCGTCTGTGCCGACATCTTTTGGGCAAGCTCAGGCGTGCGTCCTCTCGCGCCCATATCACTTAACCTCCATGACATTCCAGGGATGAAGCGGATCGACCGGCATTCCCGCCGTGTCGCACCCGCCAATGTATCCGCCGTGTTCCTGGCGCTGCTTATGAGAGTCGTGGCAGTGCTTGCAGAGCGCCTGCCAGTTGGCTTCGTCCCAGAACAGTCTCCAGTCGCCGCGGTGGGGGCGGATGTGGTCAACCACGGCGTCGGATCCCCTGAGGGGCTTTCCGCACATGGCGCAGAAAGGGTGCGCCAGCAGGTATGCTCTGCGGGCGGCCTGCCATGCCTTGCCGTACATTGCGTGGTATTGGCCCATTTCCATCCCCTATTCGATTTTTGTGAACAATTCTCGATACCTCTATGCACATTTACGTCATTCTGTCAACCTGTCAACCCATAAAGAATACCGGAAATTGTTTTCGCGGGAGCACATGCGGTCTCCGGCGCCCCGGCTGGAAAGATTTTGGGTGCCCCCGGGTGTATCGTTCCATATTCTGGAACGTGGCTGGCATGGAATTTGCTATAAGCATAAAGCATGCCAAGCTATCGCGCAAAAAACATGGCACGCATCTTGCATATAGCAAAGACCGTGCCATTGCGCGTTGCGCGATTGCGCGTTTCAATGGCACGCTTTTTGCCTAGCAAAAGCCATGCCAGAACGGGAAACGGCTTGACATGATGTTTGCATGCTAGCAAGATGCATGCCAAGCGGATTGAGCGTGCAAACAGCCGGGCCGGAATAGTCTAGACTTGCGCTTGCCCGACTGTTCGGCCGCACAACCTAGCTTGCAAGTAGGCATAGCTGGAAGGGAAGAGGCTGAAGCTGGAAGTCTGGCAGAGCATGCCTGATAGACTTGCTGGCGTGCTCGGAAGGCGCCAGGCTGGCAAGGCTGAGGCATGGCATGGCTGGAAGGGTGAGGCTGAGGAAAGGGAAGCATGGCAAGGCTGAGGCTGAGGCTGAGGCTGAAAGGATGCAAGAGGCAGGCTGTAACATACTGAAAACAAAAGAGAATATTTTTTTGGTCACAAGCGCAAAAAGATGTTGACTTTCTGTGGCTATTCCTATAGAAAGTAGTCAACGGCAAGCGGAATGGCCGCAGCCGAAACGGCACAAGGCAACCTTCAACCTAACAAAAAAAAGATGGTCACTATCACAAAAAAGATATTGACAGTGACCACAGAAAAAGGCTAAGGTTCACCTAACGAAAGGCAATCCTGCCAGACAACATCAGCAAAAGAAGGAAAACGGCAAGCACGCCGGAACGCGCCGGAAGGTTAGGCGCAAGGGCTTCAAAGGCCGCCCAAAAAAGGCCGATTGGCAAGGCGAAAGCCTTCCAGGATCTTTGACAATCGCAGAGATAACACCGCCGGAAGCGTTCAGCGTTCCGGCACGCAAAGCCTGCCAGTCTTGACTGGAAAGCCCTTAGCAAAGGCAAGGCGGCGCGTTGATCAAGGCTGAGGCTGAAAGGCCGCAGCAACGGCAAGGGAAGCCTTGCCGCTGCAAGCGACACTTCAACCATAAAAAGGAAGGAAAAAATGCTAGTTTATCTCGACATAGTTGCCCACTGCATACATGCAAGTTTCTACGGCGACACGCTAGCTTTGGATTTTGATAACGGTACTTTTTTGGATCTTGAAAAGGAAGATCAAGAATATCAGGAAGCGTTGAACGCTTGCCAAGATCTTAACCTTTTCAACTAATAAACAAAAAAACAATTAAAATCGTAGAAATACGCAAAGGATCTTATCATGGAAACTAGAAAGGAAATTGCAACTCGCCTTATCGCAAAGATCAAGAGAGATACAGGCAAGCTTTTTACTATGGATCAAGCTTTCCACTTTGCTGATTTTGCCGCAAAGGAATTTAATGTTTTAATCTCCCTGCGAAACAACAGATTATCAATTGTTATCTTTAATTATTGCGATTTTAAGGATCACAAAGTCACAAGAGACGATTTTATAGAATTGCTTGCATGGTATCGTAGAAGTTTCAAGTAAATTAGTTGCGACTTGATAGAAAGCCCGTTTAATAGCAACGGGCTTTCCATTCAATCCGCAACTTTTAAGGAAAGGGAGTTTTTCAATGTTAGAGCTAACCTTGATCGTCTCTTTTGTAGCGATTGCCATATCGACGCTGCGAATTGATAGGGAGATCTCGAGAATTGATGCCAATTTCTACAATCAACTTTTGAATATTTAACAAAAAGGAAGGATTGAAAAATGAAGGAAACAATAGACGAATATCGTTTCTGTAATGTTATGGCTACGCCGTACAATGGTTTTACGCTTGGCGGCGCTAGGAAGCTTTTCGATATTCTTTCAGATTATGAAGAGGAAACCGGCGTAGAATTAGAACTTGATCCGGTAGCTATTCGTTGCCAATTCACTGAGTACGCTAACATGGAAGATGTCGCTAATGATTTTCCCGAATTTGAAGAGCATGGCCTTTGCTTTTGGGAGTATGACGGCGGCGTAATTGTGGACGTCGAAAGCTACTAATAAAAGGGGAGAAAAAAATGTATATCAACGCAACACAAGCTGCAATTGACGCGGCGCGCAATTCTTACGATAGACTTATCAAGTTTTCCCGCTTTGATGAACGCATAACGTCTCAAGATATTCGAGATTCTTTTGACGCTATGCATGCACTGGAAAACACTATCACTGTTGCCGAATATAGCGATAGCTATTTCGACAATGATGGAAACTTTATTATCAATTTAAGAGATGAACTTAGTGACATACGTATTTCCATTGAAAATAGGGAAGCAATCTTGCTAGCGCAAAATTTCGTGGAAGCTTTAGAGTGTGCTAGCAGGCTTAATCAGCTTGCCTTTAGATAAGCTTTTGAATTGATCGAAACGGCAATGGAAGCAATTTTATTGCCGTTTCCATTCAATCCAAAAACTTTAACCTTTAGAAAGGAAGGTATGTTATGCATCCTTTAGACATTAACAAGATCAACTTTCTCGCAGGCATTGAGTGCGCCTTGCGAGATATATGCTTCACAAATTTCTGCGATGAAGATCCAATTGAGACATGCGGCGAGCAATACTTGCTCAACTTTGATCCGCATGAAATTTCTTTGGAAAGGCAGTATGCGGCGCAATTCTTTGATGCGCTGCCTATGTATTGCGACGACATTCACGAAAAGATGCTAAACGGCAACCAATTTGAATACTGTCAGGATTTAGCCTGGCAGTATATCGTTTGCCGTTTCGGATTGGACGATTTAGGGATTGACGAAAGGATCGTTGACCTAGTTTTCCGCCAATTTAACGGCAATACTAGATCTGTTTTTGTGGGCACTGATTTAGACGGCGAGCCGCGCATATTTATCGAATAAAGCTTGCAGTTTGATCGATGCGCCAAGCGAAAAAACTTGGCGCATTCATTCAATCCGCAAGGATCCATTTTCTAAACATTTTTCTCAAAGAGGTTTTTCTATGTTTGCAGCGACGTTGACGGCCGCCGATATGTCCGGCCGCCGTTTTAATGCCGTTTTCCCTTGTGAAAATGGCATGCCAGAAACGCATTTTTCAGAATTGGATGCTTATGGTGAAAACCTGCCAGATCTTGAGGAATTGACGGATCTGTCACCGGACGAAATTTCTGAGGTTTTTCAAGTTTCGCGCATGACGCTTGCCGATCGCGTCGAATACTACGCCGGCAAGCACCGGAGCAAGTCGAACGGCTGCAAGATCTATTGCGCGCCGTTGAAAGCCTACATTTCGCCTGTTTTAAGCTTTGAAAACTCAAAGCTTCAAGGCATTTACATTTTTGACTTGCTTGCCGTGTTTACTTGCAGAAACTGCGCTTCATGCAAAGATACATGCTACGCAAGAAAAGCCCAAAGGATGTATGTAGATACGCTTTTACGCCGATCCTATATGACTTGGCTATCAATGCATTTTCTCGACTGGTTAAAGGCTGAGATAATTGCAGAAATTAAGAAAGAAAAGCCTAAGTTTTTACGCATTCATTCATCAGGCGATTTTTTTAGCCAAAGATATGCAGATACGTGGGCAGAAATTGCGAAAATGTTTCCAGAAACCAAGTTTTACTATTATACTAAGGTTGAAAATATTCTCGAACTTAAAACGCTTGCCAGCATGAAAAATGTCAATCAAGTTTCAAGCTTCCTTCCGGACGGTGAAAGAAACTATGGCGAAAAAGAGTTTATAGATGCTATGGTTCAAAAGTACGGCAAGAAAATCAAGGTTTGCCCATACCATATGCCGGGCACTGAGAAGATTTTCCGCTACCGTAGATTGAATAAGAATTTTAAATGGTAAACTATAGTTG